TGGAGTTTATATTGGCTCTAAAGGCCAAAAGAGGCGATTACATATACTTTCTCGACGATGATAACATAATCCACCCGGATTGGTACGAAGCCGTTAAAAACGAGTTTTATCCAGTTATCACCTGGGGGCAAGTATTTAAGAATGGCCACCCAAGATTACACCCGACAAAAGAGCCAAGAGTAGGCACAATCGATACCGCCTCGTTTATGGTACGTTGCGATGCAATCGGGGAAGTAAGATTCGGAAACGAATACGAAGCAGATGGATTGTTCGCTCAACAAATGGCTAAGTGGAATGTAAACACGCTCGATGCCTACCTTTGTTACTATAACTATTTGAAATGAAAGTCCTTTGCCTTGGAGACCAAAACTCCGGAGTGGTGTACCACCGGATTTACAAGCCCTTCACTCTACTCAAGGAGAAAGGGCTTTTGGATTTTCAGATACTCAACTACAAACAGCCAATACCGGAAGCCGATTGGGAAGACGTTACCCACGTAATCTTTTCTCGTGCGCTTCCGTTCTCCGGTGAATCCTTTGCTAACTTCTTTGCTATTTGTAAAGCAACGGGCAAGAAGGTTATTATTGATAACGACGATTGGTGGCACTTGGCATTAGACCACCCCAGCAAAGCAGGATACGATAAAGCAAACCTATCAGGAAGGATAGTAAACTCTATGTACTTTGCAGACGAGGTATGGACTACCCAAAAGTACCTTGCCGATAAAATCAAGAAGGTAAACCGTAACGTACATATCATTCCAAACGGATTAGACCCTTCCGACCCGCAATGGCAAATCACCCGCCAGGAAGCAGATGAGGTACGATTCGGTTACGTGGCCGGCATCTCCCACCTTCCAGACCTTTTGCAAAATAAGATAGACCTTTCACCGTATGAATCGTATGTAGCCGACCTTGGGGGGTACCCACAAGCTGCAAAAGCAAGATTCGCATTAGAAACAAAATCCCCAGAGGAATACGGACAACTTTACCAAATGTTTGATGTTGCATTGGCTCCGTTATTGCCAAGTGAGTTTAACCGCTGCAAATCAAATCTTAAAATGGTAGAAGCAGGGTTTGCTGGTTGTGCGTTAATTGTAAGTGATGTAGCACCGTACTCTAAACACCTAACGGATAAGAACTGCATCGCTGTAAAACATAAAGGGGATTGGAATAAGGCAATTAAATATCTACACGAGAACCCAAACAAAGCCGGGGATATTGCCTTGACACTTCACGAGGATATGACCACCAACTTTAATATCCACGACTTTAACGATATTAGATTAGAACGCTTATGCAAATAGTACCAATTACCCAAGTGGTTCCCAATACGAGCAACCCCCGAATTATCAAAGACGATAAGTTCAAGAAGCTCGTAAAATCAATCCAGGAGTTCCCTCAGATGCTTGAGCTGCGTCCTATTGTTGTGGATGCAAATATGGTAGTGCTTGGCGGCAATATGCGCCTAAAGGCGTGCGTTGCTGCTGGGCTTAAAGAGGTGCCGATTGTTATGGCTGACAATTTAACGGAGGAGCAACAGGCGGAGTTCATCATTAAGGACAACGTGGGGTTCGGAGAATGGGACTGGGACTTATTAGCGAACGAATGGGATGCTGCCTCAATTACCGACTGGGGACTTGATATTGGTGGCTTTGACTTAAAGGCAGAGGAATTTAACGAGGAGTTCTCTTTGCCAGATGGCGACAAGTCCCCGTTCCAGCAAATGACCTTCACCCTTGCGGATGAGCAAGCAGAGCAAATAAAGAATGCAATCGCAGATATTAAAGCAACAGACGATTACAAATACTGCGAAACGCTTGGAAACGAGAACAGCAATGGTAATGCACTCTACTTAATTATTATGCAATGGGCAGAGCAAAAGAAATAATCGTTAAGGTAATACCCTCCAAGATTGCCAACGAGTTTGTAAAGAAGCATCATTACTCTGGCAAGGTAGTTCCAAACAGCACCCTGCACTTTGGCGCATTCCTTGATGACAAGCTACACGGGGTATTGAGTTACGGCCCAAGCATTAACAAGAATGGAACCATCAACCTTGTTAAGAACACCGGCTGGAATGAGTTTATAGAACTTAACCGTATGGCCTTTGATGACTACTTACCCAAGTATTCGGAGAGCCGCTGTATTGCAATCACCATACGATTAATAAAAAAACACGCCCCGCATATTAAGTGGGTTATTAGTTTTAGCGATGGAACGCAATGCGGCGATGGTACTATTTATAGGGCAAGCGGTTTTAAGTTAGTTGGGATAGCGAGCAATGCAGGAATATGTAAAATAAATGGGCAGGTATCGCATATTAAAAAAACCTACGATATGGGCTTAACAAGTTCCTTTCTTAAAAAAAGCGACATACCAAAACTAAAAGAGCGTGGCTATGAAGTTGAGTTATTAACTGGCTACCAATTAAAATATGTTTATTTAATTGATAAAGGTTGCGAATTAGCACAACCCGTAATACCCTTTGAGAAAATAGATGAATTGGGCGCAGGTATGTACAAGGGGCAAAAAATAACCCTCCAAGAGAGGAGGGCTACTTTGAGCGAGGAGGTCGATTCGAACGCCACTTCTTAATTGGAGTATTAAGCGTGCAACCATTACACTTTCCTCGCAGGTGAAACAAATATAAAACAAAGATATGTTATGGACAAAACTGAACAGCATAAAAAGGCAATGCTCGACGCATTGGAAAAATCCCTCGGAGTTGTAACCTCGGCTTGCAAGACGGTAGGCATTGGGAGAACTACGCATTACCTTTGGATGGATAGCGACCCCGAATACAAAGCAGCAGTCGATTCATTATCAGACGTTGCCCTTGACTTTGCAGAAAGCCAATTGCACAAACAAATCAAGGACGGCAATTCAACAGCAACAATCTTTTTCCTAAAAACAAAAGGAAAGAAGCGGGGTTATGTAGAACGCCAAGAGTTGGACGTATCTACGGGCAAGATGTTCCAAATAGAAGTACTTGGCAACGATACAGACCAATAAGGTATTTAACCACCTAATCAAAAGCGATAAGCGTATTATCGTTGAGCAAGGCGGTACACGGAGTGGGAAAACTTACAATATCCTGCTCTGGCTTATTTTCTATTACACCGAACGCAATACCGCCAAGACCATAACTATTTGCCGTAAGTCGTTCCCGTCCCTGCGGGCTTCGGTTATGCGGGACTTCTTTGATATTCTGCGTGAACACGATTTATACCGGGAGGAATACCATAACAAGTCCAGCCACGAATACCACCTTAACGGTAACCTTGTTGAGTTTATTTCTCTTGACCAACCGCAAAAGATTCGGGGCCGCAAACGGAACCTCCTTTACATTAACGAGGCAAACGAATTATTTTACGAGGATTGGCAGCAGCTTATCTTTCGTACCGATGGGCGTATTATTCTTGACTACAATCCTTCCGAATCCTTCCATTGGATTTATGATAGGGTAATACCCCGTGAGGATTGCGACTTTTACCAAACCACTTACCTGGATAACCCGTTCCTTGATAAAGTCACCGTATCGGAGGTTGAGCGACTGAAAGACACAGACGAGGACTACTGGCGTATTTATGGAATGGGCGAGCGTGGTATGTCACGAGCCACTATCTTTCAATTCGGAACGTCCGAAATACCGCAAGAAGCAAAACTAATTTCAATTGGCCTCGATTTTGGTTACACGAACGACCCCAGCGCCCTTGTGGCAGTCTACCAGCACGGCGATAACCTTTACTTGGACGAGTTGCTCTACCGAACCGGGATGACAAACCGAGACCTCCATCACCACCTACAATCGTTAGGGCTTGACCGGAGGGACGAAATCTTTGCAGATAGTGCCGAACCGAAATCAATTGAGGAACTGCACCGATTCGGTTGGAACATTAAGCCAACAGCCAAAGGCCAGGATTCAATTAACGCAGGTATTGATATTCTCAAACGGCATAAGATATTTGCAACAGCACGGAGCAACAATCTAATTAAAGAATTGCAAAACTATAAGTGGACGGAGGACAAGAACGGAAACCTGCTTAACAAGCCCATTGACGTAATGAATCACGCCCTCGATGCGGCACGTTATGCCGTGTTTAATAAACTTTCTAAACCAAACTACGGTAGGTATTCTATCCGTTGAGTTATTTATCTATGGAACTTAAATTAGTAGTACCAACTTCGCTTGACGAAATCACGCTCGAACAATACCAGCGCTTCGCTCGTATTGAAGGTGAGGGTGAGTTCAAACAAATGAAGATGCTCGAAATCTTCTGCGGGGTTCCATTTTCAGAGTTGCCGAATGTCCGTTTGGTAGATGCTGTAAGCGTATTGGAACGCCTGACTAAGACCCTATCCGAGAAGCCCGGATTAACTAAATTCTTTGAACTCAACGAAGTTAAATACGGATTCATTCCAGCACT